CATCATTAACGACTACATATGCTGGTCAACATTCAGGAATGTGGGTTAAAGCTGCTTTATTAAGCGGTAACACATTATCTAACGGAGGTATGACTATCATGCCTAACATCGCATACAAAGCGGTAATTAACAAATTGAGTACAGATGGACTTTTAGCAAATGCTAGCTGTGATTTCTCTGCTACTTCTACGGTTACAATTACTGAACGTACATTAATTTTAGAAAATTTTCAAGTTAATTTATCTTTATGTAAAAAAGACTACATCACTTCTTGGCAATCAGAAGAAATGGGTTATTCTGCAAACAAAGTATTAGCTAAATCTTTCGCAGATTACTTACTTGCATTCGTAGTTGAGAAAGTTGCATCTGCAATTGAGACTTCTATTTGGAATGGTGTTAATGCTACTGACGGACAAGTTGCGGGTATCATGACTTTGTTAACTACTGACGCTGCTTTACCAACTGCAAATGAAGTTGCGGGTACAACTGTTACTGCATCAAATGTTATCGAAGAGTTAGAGAAAGTTTACAAAGCTGTCCCTGCTGCAGTATACGGAGCTGATGATTTGAAGATCTATGTATCTCAAAACATTGCTAAGGCATACATCTCTGCATTAGGTGGTTTCGGTGTAGCTGCTACATCTAACAATGGTGTTGACAATAAAGGTACACAATGGTACACTAATGGAAACTTAACTTATGGTGGTATTCCATTATTCGTAGCAAACGGATTGACTGCAAACCAAATGTTAGCTGCTCAAACTTCTAACTTGTTTTTCGGCTGCGGTTTGCTCAACGATGCAAATGAAATACGATTAATCGACACCTCCGAAACATTAGGAGATGACAATGTAAGAATCGTAATGAGAGCTGGTTACGCTGTTAACTACCACTCAGTTTCAGATTTGGTTACATACGGAATCACAAACTCTGCTAACTAATCACTAGCAAACAAATACTAGGGGAAGGAGATTGACTTCTTCCCTTTTTTTATAAACTTTAAAACTATAAACTCATGGCATGTGATATTGCAAAAGGTAGAGTAGAACAATGCAAAGACCAAGTTGGAGGTCTTAAAGCTGTTTACTTTATCAATTACCAAATAGCTAGAGCTGACGTGACGTATGATGCAACGGATACGGATATGATTACAGCGATTACTAACGTAGATACTTTATATAAGTACGAATTAAAAGGAGTAGACAATACTTTCGACCAAGATGTAGTGTCTGATCGTAATGCTGGGACTACTTATTTTAGTCAAAAATTAAACATTAGATTAAAGCACCAAGATATTGCTACACATAAGCAAATTAAATTGTTATCTTATGGACGTCCACACATTGTGGTTCAGACTAACAATGATCAATTCTTTATTATGGGACTTGAGCAAGGTGCTGACGTTGTAGGTGGCTCAATTTCTACAGGTGGTGAGATGAAATCTGCTTCAGGATATTCTTTGAATTTTGTAGCAGACGAGAAAGTTCCTGCTAACTTCTTGAATGCATCAACATCAACTGCTATGTTGGCATTATTTACAAGTGCTACTTTAGTTACTTCATAGTCTAAATAGTTCACTAGGCTAAGAAGGGGTGTCGATTAATTTCGGCATCCCTTTTTGTGTTTAAAACAAAATGTATTTCTTGTAGTTATATTAATATGATAATACTTAAACCTATATCTACATCTCAAGCCTTTGTTGTTACTCAACGAGATTTTGAGGGTACACGTGCGAATAAGATTAAAATTATTGATGAAGAAACAAATGTAAGTAGAGTAATAACTTTGTCGGGTACTACTAACGGAGATTATTACGATACGGTTACAATTACGATTAATCCTGCATTAAAGGAAGGACATACGTATAGAGCGATAATGTACGTAAATACTGAAGCATACGTAAATTATAGAGGTAAAATATTATGCACGTCTCAAATAGATATATCTCAGGGATTTTTAGATATTAGAGATTATTCAGTAAACAACAATAGATATATTGAAAACACAACAACTAACGAATTTATATTAAATGACTAGTAACCACGTTATAGAATTATCTGCATACACATCACCTGTAGTTACGGAAGACAAACGTAATGATTGGGTAAACTATGGTGAGGATAATAATTACTTCCAATTCTTAATAGATAGATATTCGAATAGTGCTACTCATTCAGCAGTAGTAAACAATATCAGTAGATTAATCTACGGGAAAGGTTTGAGTGCGTTAGATGCGTCTAAAAAGCCAAATGATTACGCTCAGATGTTAACCCTATTTGCAGCAAATGACTTGCGTAGAGTAATACAAGACTTGTATTTATTAGGTCAAGGAGCGTTTCAAGTACATTACGATAAAGGACATAAAAATGTTGTTAAGGTGTATCATATTCCTGTACAATTATTACGACCAGAAAAATGCGATAAAGACGGGAATATTGTAGGTTATTACTATTCTGACAATTGGGAGGATCCTAAAAAGTTTGTACCTAAAAGATTTGATGCATTTGGCGAGGGTAGCTCAGAGATTGAGATATTAATGATACAACCTTATTCAGTAGGCGCTAAGTATTTCAGTCGTGTTGATTACCAAGGAGCTTTGGAATATACGGTATTAGAAGAGAAAATTAGTGAGTATCTTATTAATGAGGTTTCTAATGGATTCAGTCCAACTACGATTGTTAACTTTAATAATTCTGTACCATCCGATGAGCAAAAAGATGAAATTGCAAGAAGTGTTATAAGCAAATTAACAGGATCAACAGGTAAGAAAATAGTAGTTTCATTCAATGAAGATGAAGCTAAGAAGACTACAATTGATTCAGTACCTTTAAACGATGCGCCTGAACATTACCAATATTTATCAGACGAGTGCAGAAGTAAGATATTAACAGGGCATTGCGTAACTTCACCACTTATATTTGGTATTGCTACAACTACAGGATTTAGTGCAAATGCAGATGAGTTGAAGAATAGTGTTATTTTGTTTGATAACATGGTAATAAGACCAAAACAAGAGGTAATTCTTGAAGCATTAGATAGTATTTTAGCTTTCAATGGTGTTTCTTTGAAGCTATATTTCAAGACTTTGCAACCTTTGGAATTTGTAGACTTATCAAATGCACAATCTACGGATCAAGTAGCAGAAGAAACAGGTGTTGAAATGAGTGCTGAAGATCATATTGAGTGGATTGATGGACACGAATACATAAGAATAGATAGCAGAGAGGTTGATTATGACTTAGAGGATGAGTTAGATGCTGAATTAGAAGCGTTAAATTCACCTAAAAAAACGTTATTATCTAAAATTGTTAATCTAGTTTCTACAGGAACAGCAAGACCTAACATAAAGTCAGACCAAGACGGTGCTGTTTTCAAGCATAGATATAGATATGTTGGAGGAGTTTCTGATAACACTAGAGACTTTTGCAAGAAAATGGTACAATTAAATAAGATATATCGTAAAGAAGATATTATTGCAATGGGTTCACAAGCAGTAAATGAAGGATGGGGACCAGAAGGTGCAGATACATACTCAATTTGGTTGTACAAGGGCGGTGGAGATTGCCATCATAAATGGATGAGAGAAACGTATTTACGTAAATCTGATGCTAATTCACCAATAGCTCAAGAAATATCAAAAACACTTACACCAGCTAAGGTTAGAAAAGCTGGTGAAATTGCACCAACGAATGACAAGCGAGTATATCAAAGACCTGTAGATATGCCGTACAATGGATTCTTACCAACAAATAAACGATTCAACTAATGGCAGAAGCATTATTAATAGGGAAAGCAGATTTGCAGTCTTACACAGCGTTAAATGGCAATGTTGATACGAATAAGGTAATACAATTTATAAAGACTGCTCAGGATATTTGGATACTACAATACGTAGGCACTGACTTAATGACTAAGATTAAGGCAGATATTACGGCAAGTACGTTAACAGGCAACTATGCTACATTGGTAAATACCTATCTTAAACCGATGTTGATACATTTTACAATGGTAGAATATTTACCATTCGCAGCTTATTCAATTTCTAATAAAGGATTGTATAAGCATAGTTCTGAGAATGCTGAAATAGTAAGCAAAGAGGAGGTTGATTATTTGGTTGAGAAAGAGAAACGTATTGCAGAGAATTACGCGCAAAGATTCTTAGATTATATGTGTGATAATGAAGCGTTATTTCCTGAGTATCAAACCAACACTAATGGAGATGTTGTGCCACAAAAAAAGAATTATTTATCAAATTGGTATATATGATTAGAGAGGTTTACAAGCCTAAACAAAACAATGTTATTAAATTAGAGTTATATCTAAAGAAGATAAATAAAGATGGCAAACAAAAAGATAAGCGAACTAACAGCAAAGGCGTCACAGTTACATGATGATGATTTGTTGATTGTTTCAGATTATAACGGAGCTACATACGACACTAAGTCTGTTACAGGTGCAAATATAAGACCATTTAAAACGGTAATGTTTAACATAAGCCAAACGGGTACATCAGCTCCAACTGTTAATTATAGTTACACGGACGAGGTTACACAAACATTTACATTTTCAAGATTAAGTACAGGTAATTATAGACTAACATCATCTAGTGCTTTATTTACAGCAAGTAAAACGTTTTGTCAAATTACACTAGGTAATAATATACTAGATTTATCTGCTGGAGTTATAGTTGCAAGTACAACTCAATTAGATATTACAAATTGTACAGCGTCAACAGTAGCTGATAGTTTATTAACAAATGCAAGTTTAGAAATAAAAATAATAAAATAGATATGAGTTTACCAAATTTAGATAGATTAGTTGCTACGAAAGGAACTAAATTAGTGAATGACACAACGGAAGTAACTGTTAGTATCGCTGGAATTTTTGTGTTAGAGGACACAGTGTTTACATCAATTAAAGTTGGTGGAACGGATGTTAAATCTACATATATTACAACTCCAGCAACAGCAATAAAAGCTGGTGCATTAATTACAGGAGCTGGTGTATTATTTAGCGGTGTGAAATTAACAAGCGGTTCGGTAAATCTTATCTTAGGTTAGTATGCTGTACGGATACGGAATACTTAATAACCACGTTCCAACGTTAAAAGCTACTGTAATGAGGGGTGGTTCTGCTACTTCTCCATTATTGACTAGTTTATACGCAGTATATAAAGCTGAATCAAACGCAAACGATTCACTAGGTACATACAATGGAACTGCACAAGGTGGATTAACTTATAGCGCTGGTAAAAGTGGCAATGCTTTTACTTTTAATGGTACAAATGCTTATGTTTCACTTCCTGATAATTCGCTTAACTTTACAAGTAAGTTTAGTTATTCATTTTGGGCTAAATCGAGTGATACAACTAATTATGGAGTAGTAGTTGGAAATATGCAATCAGCAAGGACGCCTTTTGGGTTTTTTCATGGATATGAGATTTCATTTGATTTAGGCAAGTATTTTTTCTATTTTAGAAGTGGTACTAATATTCAGTACATTCATTATACTACAGGTGTAGTTAATAACGGTAATTGGAATCACATAGTAATTACTTATGATCCAAATAACTTAACAACTGGTGCTAAAATATATGTTAATGGGACACTTAACATTCAATCTAATACATTAGGTTTAGTTACTCCTATTGGTTATTCCTCCCCTATGAAAGCATGTATTGGAGCTAGAAATCACAGTGGCTCAGCAGTTAATCCTTTACCAAACGGGACTAGTATTGATGAATTAAACGCATGGAATAAAGAGCTAACATCAATAGAAATAACTGAATTATATAACGCAGGAACAGGTAAATTTTATCCTTATTAACTATGATTAAAGTAAGACAATTAACACTAGAACAAAAGAATA